CTATGACTAAATCGACTCTCTGGGCGATATACTGCCGCAAATACCCTCAATTCGCCGAAGACGGCGAGATCACGCTCACTACAAAAGGCCTACGCAAGATGTTCGATGTCACATGGGACACGGCTTTCTACGATGGCGAAGAAGAACCTTGCGCGCCGAAAGAATATAGCTCGCCGAGCGTGGAGACATTGATGAAGGCATTTGGGATGAAACCATGAACCCGCTGGCAATGAGCTTTTGAACCGATCAAATAAAAAAGTATTTACTTTGATTCTGGAATCAATAAAACCAGTCGCGTCGGACGAAATCCGATAGAAACAAAAACCAGAAAAATAAAATGAAAATAGAAAAAGAATACGACGAATTCATTAAAGGGAAAACGCAGCGCGCCGGATCATTCGGCTTTGATCCGCTGCTGATAAAGTCTCCGCTCTTTGATTGGCAAGCGCACATCGTGAAATGGGCCGTCAAGAAGGGACGCGCCGCGCTCTTTGAAGATTGCGGGCTTGGCAAGACTGCACAGCAGCTTGAGTGGGCGGATCAAGTTTCTCGGAAAACCGGCGGATCTGTTTTGATTCTGACTCCGTTGGCGGTCGCGCATCAAACTGCGCATGAGGCAGAGAAGTTCGGAATCCGCGCCAAGGTCGCCGAGTCGGAATCAGATATCACGGAGGCGGGAATCTACATCACGAATTACGAGAAGCTCGAAAAATTCAACGCATCAAATTTTTCCGGCGTTGTTCTTGATGAATCGTCCATCCTTAAAAACTTTACTGGCAAGATGCGTCAAATGCTGACGGCGGCATTCTCTGAAACGCCATATCGACTTTGCTGCACGGCAACGCCATCCCCGAACGATTATACCGAGTTCGGCCAGCACGCCGATTTTCTTGGAGTCTGCACGCCTCAACAAATGCTTTGCACTTTCTTCATCAACGACACATTCAACACCGGCGATTGGCGGCTCAAGAAGCACGCCGAGATGGAATTTTGGAAATGGGTTGCATCATGGGCCGCGTGTGTTTCCAAGCCGTCTGACATCGGATATTGCGATGAAGGATACATCCTGCCGAATCTTGATATTCAAACAACGATCGTTCAAGTCGATGAAACAGATGGCGCGCAGGATGGGGAATTGTTCCGCCACGCCACGCTGTCGGCAACAACCATGCACAAGGAAATGCGGATCACTTCTCCGGCCCGCGTTGCCAAGGTTGCCGAAATGGTGAACGCATCAAAGGAATCCTGGATCGTTTGGTGTAATACCAACGACGAAAGTGAGCAGCTTTCCAAAGCCATTCCTGACGCTGTGGAAGTCAAGGGCAGCGACACCGCTAAACAAAAAGAAGATCGCCTTGACGCCTTCACGGAAGGCCGGGCCAGAGTTATTATTACAAAGCCAGGCATTGCCGGATACGGGCTCAATTGGCAACATTGTTGCAATGTCGCCTTTGTTGGGCTTTCTTATTCCTTTGAGGACTTTTATCAGGCGCTTCGACGCTCTTATCGATTCGGCCAAAAGCGCCCTGTGTCGGCATGGATTGTGCAAGCCAGCACAGAGGGGGCAATACTTAAAACAATCAACAGAAAAATACAACAACACAAAGAAATGCAGGAGAAAATGAAAATAGCTGCGGAAGCATTCCGCGAATCACAAACAAAAGAACTCACCATGAAAACAACAATCGACACCGCATACGGCGAAGGATGGGAATTACACCATGGAGATTGCGTTCGCGTTGCCAAGCAAATTGCTGACGAATCCGTGGACTTTAGTATTTTCTCGCCGCCATTCGCCGATCTGTTCACATATTCCAACGATTTGCAGGACATGGGAAATTGCTCCGACTTGCAGGAATTTCAAAAACATTTCGAGATTCTAATCGCCGAGATTGCGCGCATCATGGTTCCTGGGCGCGAGGTTGCCGTGCATTGCGTGGACTTGTTGGCGACGAAGTGGAAACACGGATATATCGGCTTTCAAGATTTCAGCGGGGAAATCATCCGATCGTTCTGGAAACATGGATTTGTTTTGCATAGCCGAATCACAATCTGGAAATCTCCCGTTACCGAAATGCAGCGCACCAAAGCGCATGGACTATTGCACAAAACACTCACATCCGATTCCGCCGGATCGCGCGTTGGCGCTCCCGACTATCTACTGGCATTCAGAAAGCCAGGAGAGAACCCCAAGCCGATCACAAAAGATAAATCTAAATATCCCGTAGACTGGTGGCAGGAAGTTGCCTCGCCAGTATGGATGACGGTCGATCAAGGCCGCGTTCTCAACCGCGATGGCGCTCGGGACAATGCCGACGAAAAACATATCTGCCCGCTTCAGCTTGATGTGATCGAGCGCGGAATTGAGTTGTGGAGCAACCCCAGCGATCTAGTTTACTCGCCATTTACCGGCATCGGCAGCGAAGGATACGGAGCGCTCAATCTCGGGCGCAGATTCATCGGCAGCGAGCTGAAGGAATCCTACTTCAACCAAGCCTGTCAGAACCTTAAAAACGCCAAGGCGCAACTCGATCTTTTCGGATGAACCCGCTGGCATCAGGCATCAGAGACGGGATCAAGCTCGCCTTCGATGGCACGCTTCTTGACTGGGCAGAAGATCATGTCCACTTTCCCAACAGCGACAGGGCATCCCGCTTCGATCGCACTGTGGCACCGTGGATGAATGGGCCGCTGCTGGCCGCAAGCGATGACGAAACGACGCAGGTATTTATTCGCGCTTCAACCGGAGCCGGGAAGACCACGATGATGGAGGCTCTGGCCTGCTTCATCGTTGCACAAAAGCCGGGGCCGACATTGTTCGTCGGCCAGACAGACGACATGGTTAAGGACTGGACGGAAAGCCGCCTGTTGCCAATCTTCCGCGAGTGTGCGCCGGTGCGTGAGTTGTTTCCCGAAGACCGCCACGCGATGCGCAAAACGACGATCTTCTTTCCTCACATGGTTCTTTTCGCTGGCGGCGCAAATATGACGAACCTTCAAGAGAAGTCTATGCGCTACTGCATCGGCGATGAAGTCTGGCGTTGGAAGCACGGGATGATTCGCGAGCTGAAGGCCCGCCATCACGACAGGTGGAACCGGAAGACGATCCTTGTCTCGCAGGGTTGGGACTCAGGCCACGAAGCAGATGCCGAGTGGGAGAGCGGCACGCGCGAAGTGTGGGGATGGGAATGCGCCTGCGGATCGTGGAACCGCTACACATTCGATGACATCAAATACGATGTCGCTAAGAACGAAACCGGCGAAATTCTCTGGGACAGAGTGCAGGATTCGATCCGCGTGGAGTGTCCCGCGTGTCACGCCGCTTACAAAGACACGGCGGCAGTTCGCAGGCAACTGTCATCTTCCGCCAGTTACAAACAACTCAACCCGCACCCGATTCGCGGGCATCGATCGTTTGAGTTCCCTGCCTACGCCGTCTGGTGGATTCCGTGGTTTAGCATTGCGCGCGAGTGGATCGAGGCGCAGGAGAGCAAGCACAGCGGCAATCTGGAACCGCTCAAGCAATTCGTGCAAAAGCGCAAGGCGCAGGTGTGGCAAGATGAAGTTGTGTCGAGTCTGCCGGAGATCAGCGTGGGCGATTATGCGAAGGCCGACTTCATTGATGGGCAAAAGATCGACGGCGAGCATCGGCGATTTCTTTGCGTCGATGTGCAAAGAGATCACTACTGGGCCGCGATCCGCGCCTTCCGCGCTGATGGCAGTTCGATGCTTCTTGCGGAAGCAAAGCTCTTAACTTGGGAAATGATTGAGTCGATAGCGTTGCAATATCAAGTCCACCCGCGCGCCGTGGTGATAGACGCTGGCTTCGACACCGCTCTCGTCTACGAGCGATGCGCACGCAATGGTTGGACGGCATCGCACGGATCGGGGCAGGATGGATTTTACCACATGGATGGCAGCAGGCGCGTAAAGAAGTTTGTCTCCAAGATCGAAACCGCCGTGGCCGGCAGCGACAACCTTCGGGCGTTTTATTTTTTCTTCTCCAACGAAGGAATCAAGGACAAGCTCGCCAGCCTTCGCCAACCTGGAGCCGCGCCGAAATGGGAAGTGCCGAGAGACGCGTCGGAAGATTACCGCAAGCATATGCTCAGCGAAATGAAGAAAGACATCGTGAACGCGAAGACGAAACAAGTCGAAGCCCGCTGGGTAAAGATCGGCGGGCGTCCGAATCACTTGTGGGATTGCGAATGTATCGCGCTGGCTTCGGCCATGCTCGCCGGAGTGCTGCCGGTTGGCGAATCCGCATGAATAGGGCTTTTGAACGAATCAAATTTTTCTGAAACTTTTTTCTTTTCATGTCGGCGGAAATGAAGGAATCTTTACGCATCGAAGGGCAAGACGCCTGACGAGAGAAAACAAAATAGAAACTAAAAAATGAAACCTACACTGCATATCTTCCCCGTCGGTGCCTTGAGCTGCGAACAATACACTGTTGAAAAAGAAACCGCTAAGGCTGTCTGCCTGAAGCGCGACTGCGGCAAATTTCCCGTTTGGGTTCCAAGGGCCGCTATCGTTTCTGAAAAAACAAACATCACCGGATCCGTTGTTGAGCTTCTGCACTTCGCTTCTTGGTTTTCTCCCGAGAAGCCTTGGCAAAAAATGTCACTCGGATTTACCTGCTAAATGTTTTGGCGGCGACGCGGGTTCAATCCCCGCGCTCCGCACAAAAGCAATATAAATGAACAACACAATAAAATTCCCGTTGAGCGCATTAGAAAAATTGTGCGCGGAAATTGATGATGAGCCTAAAAAATGCAAGCAAAGCGAGCTTTTAGAATTGCTCCAAGAATGCGACTTCTGGCTCGCGCACTTGGAAGATTTTACAAAAGGGCCGCAAGGCGATGAAGTCACGGCATTGCGGGCAAGAATAGAAAAGGCTATTTGACACAACGCACCAAACAATGGCACTTTCCAAATCCTACTTCGGCCTGCCGCTCGTCACGCTGCAAAGCCTGCAAACGCAGTTTATCGCCTGCTTGGAAGCAATCGCCGTTGCAGGTGCGAGTTACAGCATCGCTGGGCGCTCGTTCACTCGCGCCAACTTGGGCGAAGTCGCGCAGACGATCAAGGAACTTCAAGCCGCCATTGACAACGCACGGGGCACTAGGGTAAAAAGAGTTGTCACGGCATTCCCGACACAATACCCATGAAGCAAGATTTCATTACCAAAGCACTTGCGGTTGTTTCACCTAAGGCGGCGATGTCGCGAATGATCTCGCAAGAGCGGCTCCGCAACTTCGGGCGATTCGATTCGGCGCTTGACTCCACCAAGCGCGGCATCTCTCGCAACATCAGCGGCGCAGAAGACACCGCAGGAACCGCAGAGCGCTATAAACTCATCCGCGCCGCTCGCGATCTCGCAGACAATTTCCCGCCCGTTCGCTCACTCCTTCTCAAATTCTCCACCTATGTTTCGGGGCGACTCTCCTACCAAGCGCGCACGGGCGACAAGGATGTTGACGAGCAGGTTGAACGCTACTGGCGCAACTGGTGCAAGAGTTGCGATTTCCTTCGCAGGCATGATTTCGTCACGCTCCTGCAACTCGCTGTCATGGCGATCCTTCGCGATGGAGATTGCGGTTTTATCATCGTTCGCGACAAGGGCGAGCTTAAGCTGCAATCCGTCGAAGCTGATCGCATCGGCTCGCCATACAATCGCTTGATTGATTCGGATACCTACATCGGCGGCATCATGTTGGACGAATACGGTAGACCGGATAAATTCCAAATATTCGTTAGAACGATTAGCAACCAATACATCGAGCCAACCGATATCCCCGCCGCAGAGTTTATTCATCTTTTCGATGCTACGCGCCTTGATGAATACCGTGGGCGCTCGGCATTCGCTACCGCACTCAATGCGGCTCGCGACTTGCAGGAAGCTCTGAAGGCCGAAATCCAAGCGATCAAATATGCCAGCTATCAGACAGGTGTGATCGTCACCGAAAACGGATCTGCCGATGCTGCCGACTACTTTGCCACCAGCAACCAGAACGATCTAGGCCAGACTGAAAAACTTTCTAACATCGATCCTGGTGCGATCAACTATCTCTCTCCCGGTGAGAAGATGGAGATGTTCAAATCGGATCGGCCGGGCGGAGCGTTCGGCGAGTTCGTGCGTCTCGTTCAATCTCACATTTGTATGTCGGTTGGATTGCCCTACGGCTTCGCATTCGATGCCGATAAGAGTGGCCCCATGGCCCGCATGGAAGCTGCGATGGCCGAGCGCACCTTTGCCCGCTGGCGCAGGCTCTTGGAGTCGCAGTTCCTTGAGCGCATCAAAAACATCGTGCTTCTCGACGCGCAATCTCGCGGCCTGCTTCCCGACAACGAATTCCTTCTTGATGGCCGCTGGTGCTGGCCTGCGAAAGTATCGATTGATTATGGCAGAGAGGCGAATGCCGACATTGCTTTGTGGAAGGCGGGACTCAAAACCGCCGGCCAGATTTACAGCGAGATGGGCGAAGACTACGAAGAAGCGTTTCGCGCTAGGGCGAAGGAAGCAGCGATGATTGTTGATCTCGCCGACGAGATGGATATCCCCGCACAATACATTTCCGATTCGGTGCCGATGCCGAAGCGCGATGAAGCGCAGCCCGCAGATGCGCCTGATGCGGTTACGGCTCCCGAAATTGTCGCACCCGAAATTGTCGCACCCGATCCGCAAGTCGAAACATCAGAATTCCAAGCCGATCAGCACAAGCCCACCAAGGGCATGATCGCCGAAGCAAAGCGCGGCCTTGAATGGCGGCGAGAACACGGGCGCGGCGGAACCAATGTCGGTGTCGCCCGCGCGCGCAATATCGCCAATGGCGACAATCTTTCAGACGATACGGTGAAAAGAATGCACAGCTACTTTTCACGCCACGAAGTGGACAAAAAGGGCAAGGGCTTCTCTCCCGGTGAAGACGGCTTCCCATCCGCTGGCCGCATCGCTTGGGCCTTGTGGGGCGGGGACGCGGGGCAGACTTGGGCGGCGGTGAAAGTTGAGCAGATCAACCGCAGCAAGAAGCTTGAGCGCAAAACCAAAACCAGCACCGATGTAAAGCGCAACGAACACGGGCAGATAATCAACCTTGAGAAGAAGGTTGAGCTTGTGATGCCGACGCCCGAAGGCAAAGAAGAGCAAGAAGATTTTTATGATCGCTGTATGGCCGATGACACTATGAACTCAGAATATCCAGACGACAAACAACGCTTCGCGGTGTGCCGCGTGCAATGGGAAGGGGCATCGAAATGATCGCGCAAGGCATCGCACTCGAAGCCAAGCGGCAGTTCTTGGTTGGCATGCACCAGCCAACCGACACCTACAAAATCGCGCTATATAGCTCCCGCGCACAAGTCGGGCCAGCAACGAAGCATTACACGCCAGAAGGCGAAGTGGCGGGCGCTGGCTATGATCGCGGCGGGTATGTGCTTGCAGGATTCAAAAGCGGCATGGCGGGTGCAAATGCGTTCGTCACCTTCGATGATCTCAAGATTGATCGCGCCACTTTCACGGCGCACGGGGCGCTGATCTACAATGCCAGCAAAGAAAACGCCGCGCTTTGCACGCTGAACTTCGGCGCAGATCGGCCTGTGTTCGATGGCGCTTTCGAGTTAAAATTTCCCACGCCCACAGAAAAAAACGCTTTGATCCTTCTCGCTTAAAAATATGAACGCCACAAATCCCATCACCATCGACGGCAAAACCTACGACCGCTTCAGCCTCAACCTCGCCATCACGGGCAAATACCACGCTGACGGGGCCACCGACGCCCAAGTCGCCATGCGCCTCATCCCCACGCGCATCGCAGACGGGGCAGTCGAAACCGCCGACGCTGCCGCGCTTGGCATCTCGCTCGGCACGCTCGCCGGATCGGATCAGGCCACCCAGCAAGCCGTCGCCGCGATCCAAGCCGCCCTTCAGACCTACCTTCAAGCGAAAGGACTCTGATCATGGCCCTCATCACCTCCGCAGCCAGCGGCAATTTTAATGCGGGCGCGACATGGACAGGTGGCGTTGTGCCAACCACAGGCGACGAAGCCCGCGCAGCGACAGGGCACACCGTCACGATTAATGTCAATACGACCTGCGACGAGGTCAGCAACGCGGGCACGGGGAAATTCGTTATCAACGATGGCGTCACGCTTACGGCGAATGTGACGCATAAAGGGGCGACTGCGACAACCAATTGCTTGGAATTTTCCGCTGCATCGCCAGCCACGGCTTCAGTCGTGGGGAATATATTGGGCGGCTCAGGAAATGCAACAAGAGGCGTTGCAAATCTTTCATCTGGAACACTCCAAATAACCGGTAGCTGCACTGGTGGAAGTGGAAATAATACCTCTCATGCAATTTTTAATAATTCAACGGGAACAATAAATATAACAGGAGATTGCAATGGAGGCACAAATACAAACGGAGGAACGCATGGTGCAGTAAATCAATCAACTGGATCGATTAACATAACGGGAAATTGCAATGGTGGAACAACGCTTCAAAGCAACGGCGCATTCCAAAACTCCACCGGAACCCTCTCCATCATCGGAACCGTCACCGCCAGTCAAACCGCCGCAGGCGTGGCAGGCACGAGTGTCCAGCAAGTCACCATCTTGAGCGGCCCGTTTGTGACCGAGACGACACGCGGCGTCAACCCCGTCTACTGCGCCGCATGGCGCTGGAACGCCTCGCCGTCCAACTCCACCTATCTTGAGGTGATGACGAACGATCTGCTCACCAAACGCAACCTTGTCACCGAAGACAATGTCACAGGCATGCCCGCCGAAGCCGATGTCAAGGATGGCGTTGTTTACGGCCCCACCAGCGCTCTCACGGGAACATTCGAGCAAACAGTTTCGCCATCAATTTCGGATATCAGCAAAGGTGTCTGGGATTACGCGCTTTCCGCCATCACAACAAGCAGCACAATCGGCACCCTGCTCAAAACAAATATCGACGCCACAATCTCAAGCCGCAGCACCGCCACCACCGCAGGCATCGCAGATGCCGTGTGGGATGAAGTGCTGAATGGATCAAGCCACAACATCGCAAGCTCGGCAGGCAAGCGCCTTCGCATCCTCGATGAAGAGCGCATCATTGCTGAAGGTCAGGTGCAAAGCGCCACCACTAGCACTGTCACGCTTGAGTCGATCGGCACTCTGTGCGTCGGGCAAACGATCATCGTCACAAACCAAGACACCGACGAGAAACAGGCGCGCTTTATTCTTGCTTTCGATACCGGCACCGACACCGCCACCGTAGATTCTAACTGGTGCGTCGTGCCGACGGCAGGCGACGAGTATTTACTCACCACAGTTCGCGATCCTCTTGTTACGCGGGGAGATCACCCAACTGGAACTGTCGGCGCGGAGATCGACGAAATGTATCTCATCCACGGGCTGAAGACCGGAGACACGCTCACCGTCACTCCAACGAGCCGCACCGCTGGTGCGATCTCGCAAACGATCGGCGGCGACGGGACAAATACGACGACAGTTAGCCGCGACTGATGACAATTCTTACCAGCCTGCTCATCGCTACGCAGGGCTTGCTACCAAGCCCAACGCCGCTCTCGATCGGCACGCAGGGCTTGCTTCAAATCCCAAGCGGCCCGCCGCCGCCGCCCATCGTGGCGCGCGATCTGCCGGGTGGCTTCTACCGCGAGCGTCAGCGAGTGGTTGTAGAGATCAAGCGCGGCGTGGTTGGCAAGCTTAAAGTCGGCTCGCCGCAGATTCAAATTTCCAGTGCGGTCGGTGTTGTGGGTGCGAGAGCGTCATCGGCAATCGGGCCGGTGGCGCTGTCCATTTCCGCGCAGGTTCCCGTGACGGGCATGGCAACCAACATCTCAGCCAACCGAATCAAGCCAGAAATCTCGACATCGTTTGAGATCGTCGGTTGCCGCGAAGAGAACGAGCTTGAGATTCTCATGCTCGCGCAGGCCGCTTTAGAAGAATTTTACCTTGAAGATATCGTTAAGCGATACAAAGATTGATTTTGCCGGTGGAGCATCGAGGGCGGTTCGCCACTAAGTCGTAGCTCTTGGGGCGGGCGAGCGGCATCCGTATGGGTGACCGCTACCCTTACTCGGCATCCTTCGGGATGGTTTCCGAGGAAGCGCATCGAGCAACCGAGCGACCTGGACTCCATCGGCCCTCTATTTTTCAAAATAGAACGGTTTTCGGCGTCATCCCGAGGAAAAATCTCGGCATCGACCCAAAAACCGGCCGGGATAGACAAATTTTCTGTTTATCTCGCCCTTTTCTTTTGACATCGCCACCTTCGCATGAGCGACATCATCGAAGGCGTTTCCGTCATCAGCGTGGGCGAAGCCAAGGGCCACGGGCTTTTTGTGGATCGCATTACATTGCAGGAAGTGAAAGCTTGTGCGGAGACTTATGCTGGCGGAGTCAAGGTCAATCTGGATCACGGCGCAGGGATCAAAGACATTGTTGGATTCTGCGACAATTTTCGCATCATAGGCGATAAACTCGTCGCCGATCTAAACCTTCTCCAGAACGCCGAGCGCCGGGAATATGTTCTCGAAATCGCCGAGAAGTTGCCCGACACCTTCGGAATCTCAATCGCTTTCTCTGGCCCTGTGCGTGAGATCGACGGCAAGCGCTTTGCAAGCTGCGAAGAGCTTTATAGCGCAGATCTCGTTCAAACTCCCGCCGCCAACCCTACCGGCCTTTTCAGTTTCGAGGCCAAGTCAGTTGACAAATTTTCCAGCGATATGGAAGACGAAAAAACCCAAGCTGAAGAGATCGTCAAAGAAGACGAGATCGATATCTCCGACATTCTTTCCCGCCTCTCCGCTCTTGAAACCGCTTTCGGCGACTACAAGAACAAAATGGAAGAGATGCCCGAAGAGAAAATGGCTGAAGAGAAAAAGGACGAAATGTGCAACTGCCAATCCGCTTCTCCTATTTCAAAGCTTGAGGCCAAGATGGATACGATCATCGCAAATTTCGGCTCCGCTCCCATGAAGGGCAGCGCCACCGCCGAAGAGAAGCCCGCCGCCAAGTTTGATCTGAAGGCTCTTATCGAAAACAAAACTTCCGAACTCGGCAGCAAGACCGCCGCGATCAAATTCGCGATGAGCAATCACCCCGCCGAATACATCGCCCTCCGCGACTCCAATCAACTCACTAATCTCTAAAATCTCATGGCTACACAAATCGACAACACATATCGGAGCTTCTCGTTCGCAACTGCGATCTCCGCCAACACGCTGGTGCGCGTCTCCGGCGACAATGCAGCCGCCGCGCTCGTCACTGCGAGCGAGGCAATCGGCGTTGTTCAAGAAGATGTTTCTGCGACCGGCATCGGCAGCGTGAAACTTTTCAGCCCAACCCAATTCGGCTTGGTCTCTCCCGGCCCCGTGACTGCGGGACTCAATGTTTTCGCCACCACTGGCGGCGTCATTGTTGGCACGCTTGTTACATCGGCTCTCACCCTTGGCACCGCGATCAACAGCGGCGCAACCGGTGACGTGATCGAATACGCTCCCAAGCTCTAATTTTTAAGGAACCACCATTATGGCACTAACAACCACCACCATCCGAGGCGACATTGCCCAGGCCGTTTACGAAGGCCGCAGCAACAAGCAAAACCTTTTCATCGGCGCGGAAGTCATGCCCATCTATGTGGCTGATGTTCGCTCTGGCGAATATCTCAAGATCAATCTCGGCCAGTCCGAAGCATTGAACGACGATGCCACCAAGATCGCCGCAGGCAGCGCCTATCCCCGCGTTTCCCGCAAATTCGTCAGCGACACATTTGCCGCTACGGAATACGGCCTTGAGGAAATCCTTCCTGACGCTACTCAGCGCGATCTCGCTCGCTTCCTCGATGTTGAGGTTGCCGTTGCCGACATGCTTCTGAACCAGATTCAGATCGGCCACGAAGCCCGTGTCGCCGCGCTCACTTACGCCGCGAATGGCTTGACCGCCATCTCTGGAACTGGCTCGACTTCCGCCTACACCGAAGCGAACATCACCACATTCGATCTGCCCGCCGATGTGGCTGCTGGCAAACTGGAACTCGCCAAGTATGGTGTGCTTCCCAACACGCTCGTCATGTCTGCGACTCTGTTCGAGCGCGTTCGCCGCAGCACGAAAGTTCAGAACCAGATGTTCGGCGTTGTTGCCACTAACAGCACCCGCTTGCTCTCCGAGCAGGAGGTTGCCCAGGCAGTCGGCGTTGAGAAAGTTCTCGTTGGCCGCGCTCCCAAGAACACCGCGAAAAAGGGTCAAACCTACTCTGGCGGATTCGTGTGGGGCGATACCTACATGGCTCTAGCCTACACCTCTGGTGGCGAGTTCGCCGCTGGTGGATTTGGCCGCACAATCCTCTGGGGCGCTGACAGTCCCGTGCCTTTCGTTGCGGAAACCTACCGCGACGAGGCCCGCCGCTCGAATGTGCTGCGCGTCCGCCAGCATGCGAGCGAGAAAGTGATTGACGGAAGCTCGATCATCCGCATCACGACTGGCCTGTAAGTTTGGACGGCTTGGTTTTTGTGTTTGCAGAAACCCGCCCTCGCAAGGGGGCGGGTTTTCTGTTATTGACACGCCAGCCTTTTTAGACATGAACCAAAAAAAGAAGTTAGTCGCCGCATTCATCACGGGGAACGAACAGGAGCGCATCACTCGATGCGTTGAGAGCTACAAGAAAATCTGCGACGAGATTGTTGTCGTTCGCGCAATCGGATCGCTAACACCAGATCGCACGCTCGACATTGCCAAGGAACTTGGATGCGTCACCGCTGAATATTGCAACTCGCCGCTGTGCGAAGATTGGCCGCATCTCGACAACTTTGCAGCCGCCCGCAACCAAGCGATGAGAGCCGCCTACAATCTCGCAGGCGAAGACGGCTGGGTAATGTGGGCTGACATTGATGACATCTTGCCAGAGTCCCAAGTTGAGCCGCACTTGAAGGCGCTTGCAGAATGCCCAGAAGATTGCGATTGGATTCTTACCGACTATGTGATCCCCGAACAACACAAGCGCGCGCCACGGGAAAGGTTCTTTCGCTACAAAACCGGATGGTGGTGGAGGCCGGTGCACGAGAACATGCACCCGACGAAGACGATCAAAATCTGGAGTCGCCGCGATCTGGAGTCCGCACACCACAAGCCACCGCTTGGAAGGCGTCCAAGCAACGAGCGCAACACTCGCATCTTAGAGTTCAACGATCAATTCACTGGCAACATCAAATTTTACTTGCATTACGAGAAGATGATCCAAGGCCAGCGCGAGCAGGCGATTCGCTACGGCGCGGAAACGCTCGCGCTCAAGAGCGTCGATGCTGTTCACCGCTACGAGACGATGGTGAATATGAGCAACATGACGGATGGCGATACGGCTCTGCGATTCGCCGCCGCTGCCGAAAAGCTCGACCCCAACCGCCGCGAAGCGATCGCGTTGCAGGCGTCGATTCTGATCGATCAGGGAAAAGCCGATGAAGCTCTCGCTGCACTCGATCGCATGGAAAAAATCCCTGTGCCATCATTCCCACAATGGACGCATCGCGCCGAATACTACGGCTGGAAGGCTGCGCGCCTTCGCGCTTGGGCGCTTCGCATGGCAGGCAAGGCGAAAGAAGCTTTTGCGCTAGAGGCTGACTTGTTAAATAGCTCACAAGGCCCAAGGATCAGCGTTCTCCACGCGACAAGGGGAAGGCCGCTGCAGGCCGTGCAGACGATGAGCCTGTGGCTTTCTCGCGCCAAGAATCCCGCTGCGATCGAATACATCTTTGCCGTGGATGCCGATGATCCTACTGCCGAGCAGTTGCAACGCTTCGGCGGCGTGGCGCAGGATCGAGATGGCGGGGCCGTGGGCGCGTGGAATCTGGCGGCATTTCATTCGACTGGCGATATCCTTGTCCAAATGTCTGACGATTGGGAATGCCCTCCGGGCTGGGATCAAATGATCATCGATCGACTCGACATTGAGTCAGAAAAATGTCTACGAATTTCTGACGGCCACCGAACCGATGAGTTGCTGCCGATGGCAATCGTGACTCGCAAACATTATGATCGACACGCATTATTCAATCCCAGATTCAAGAATCAATTTTCAGATGCCGAGTTCACCATTCGTGCGCAGAAGGCCTGTTCGATCGCGGATGCGCGGGACATTGTTTTCGCTCATCATCATCCTGCTTTCGAGCCGAGCATTCCGGTTGATGGCACGCATCGCCGAATGTCTGATCCGCAGGAACGCGAGCGGGCACAAGCAATCTTTGAAGAATTAACAACATGAAAAAAATAACACTACTCCACGCCACTCGCGGCACGCCCGAGCGCGCGATCACAACGAAAAAAACATGGATCGCGAGAGCGAACAATCCTGAGAATGTCGAGCATATTTTCGGCATCCAAGCCGATGACGATGCGAGCTTGGCAGCATTCGCTGATCACGAGCACGCTGTCAGCGTCCCGCCGCCCGAGTGGGCATCGTCAAGCGTGGCAAACTGGAACACTGCCGCCGCGCTTTCAACGGGCGAAATTCTTGTCGTGATCGCCGATGATCTCACGCCGCCGATTGGATGGGATGAGCAATTGCAAAAGCTCCCGGCAGGCAACCTGCCTTGGGCCTGCTATGTTCCCGACACCGTGCGCGATGACGGCCTGATGTGCCACCCTGTTCTTTCCCGCGAACTCTACTCGCGCCGAGGCTATGCTTTTCATCCAGAATTCTACGGCGTTTTCTGCGACAACGATTTCACAGTGCGCACGCAGTTGGAGGCAACAATCCTTCAGATCAAAGGGCTGAAATGGTTCCACGACCATCCGAGCAATGGCGGAAGACCAGAGGATCATATTGTTCGTCACCAGAACAGCAAAACCGCCTACGCCTACGGATCGGCGAAATTCACCAAGATGTGGCCGCTGCTGCAAACTTTCAATCGCTGCCGATCCGTTGAGAGTGATATCCACGCGCACCTTCTTCGACTAGCGCAACTCGCTCGCGAGTGCAATCATGTCACTGAGTTTGGCGTGCGCAGCGGCATGTCCACCTTCGCATTCATGCACGGGCTTTCCAACAAGAGCCGCGCCACGCTCCGCAGTTACGATCTTGGCGATCCCTACAACCTATTCGCCAGCATCCGCCCGCATATCGAAATCGATTGGACATTCGCGCACGGCTCAACACTCGACGCGCCGATGATCGAACCGACAGAGATGCTCTTTGTTGATACGCTCCACACCTACGCGCAAGTCAAAGGCGAATTGGAGAAACACGGCAACCAAGCGAGCAAATACATTGTTTTCCACGATACCGTTGCCTTTGGCGTGAGTGGTGAAGATTTCGGCCCCGGCATCAATCTCGCGATTCAAGAATTCATGCGTGATAACGAGCATTGGAAGCTTTTCGAGCATTATGAGAACAATAACGGCTTGACAATTCTCGCAAGGCAATGAGCGCAACTCACTCTGTATGGATCGGCTCCAAGCTTGGGCTGATGGAAAAACTCACTCTCACCCTTCTCACGAACCACGGCAACGATGTGACGCTGTGGACACAGGGCAAAGTCGAAGGCGTGCCGAAGGGCGTCGAAGTTAAGCCGCTGCCGAAGGACATTCTCAAGCCAATCGGATTCGCAGGCAACCCGCACGCATATATCCCAAATGGCGGCATCGGATCGTTCGCGCATTGGAGCGATTATTTCGCGCTCGAAACCTTGTATCGCCACGGCGGAACTTGGGTGCAGATGGATTGCGCGGTGAACTGCAAACTCGATCTCGCCGATTACACCTTTTCGCCCTGGCTTTCCACGATCTCGCCTGTGGTGATGCGAGTCTCTGAAGGCAGCGCATTCGCAGTCGATGTTGCTGGGAAGTTGAGCGGGATGCTCGCTGATGGGATGGCGGGGCGCGATTGGCATGAGGCAATGCTCGCGATTCACCAAGGACTCCAGCGCCACGGCATTGAATACTCTACGCTCCCAAATTATTTCGACTGCGGCGGCGTCGAGTTTTCGCCCTACACGCACCCAATCAAGGCCGATGTGATTCATTGGAGCAACGCCACGCACAACACCAGCAAAGAAAAGCCAACCAAAGGCAGCGAATACGAGCGGCTTTGCAAAGAGTGTGGCTTGATTTGACGCGCGCGCCTTGTTGTGAGCCTGCTCGATATTCTCGCATCCGATTTCGCCGCCGTTAGCGCAGAGCTTCCAGTCGCCTGCTCGTTCAACGGGCAGGCGTTCTCGGCTAACCGCTCGACATTCCGGCGCGACAATCAACTCCAAGACGGCGGCTTTTTCGGCTCGGTGGCAATGGTTCTGACGGCTCCATATAATTCCATCACTCAAGTGATCTCGCTCGGCGATCGAGTGCTGGTGGCTGGTGCGCCGTTCCGCGTGATGAGCGCCGAACTCGCGCAGGATGGCGTCTCCGTGGATTTCCAGTTGGAGGATGTAAATAAATGAGTCTTTTCTTTCCCGCGCCACAAACCCCGCTAGAGCCAACGAAGCCGCCAGCGACTACGACGCTCACGCTTGAAAAGGCACTCACCGACGCATTCATCCAAGCACTCCAGGCCGAACTCGGAACCGCGATCACCGTCACCGCCGCAGAGAATTTCGACGCGATCCAACTGCCCGCCTGTTTCGTCAAGGCCAACCGCCAGCAAGAGTCAATCATCAACTCAGCGATCTTCCAATTTTCGGTTGATATCGCACTCGCGGTGCAGGCAGACGACTCCGATCCGCAGGCATTAGAGAGCCTGTGGGCTGAAGTGTTATGTGTCGCCTACGATGTGACGGGGATCGTCGGCAAGCTCAATTCCATTCGTCCGCAGTTCTGCTATGTCTACGGCATCATTCGCGATGGCGGCGTTTCGCTCCAAACAACCGAGCGGCATTTCTTGCGCTCAGTTTCTCTGAAAGTTCACGCCGCGCTTGTGAGTTGACAATTTCGGCCAAATATGGCCGCTACCGTAATCACTTCTTCCGCCGCTTCCAATGTCATCTTTGGGGCAACCGCCGAAACCGGCATTATTCTTTCCAGCTTTTCCCGCAGCGTTCAAAGCTCCAAAAGCGAGCTAATGGACGAGGATGGCGACATTGTTGCTGTTTCCTATTATGGAGCCACTGCCACCATCTCCATCTCTGGCGCGATCAACGGCACTTCGGGTCTCGCCACCGCTTCTGTCGCCGGGCTTCTGACTCTTGCGAATCCCACCACTGCGCACGGTGTGACTGGCGGCAAGATCGTTGTCGATAGCGTTTCTACCGAATCCGGCAGCGACGCCTTCCGCACCGTGACGATCGAAGCCACTCAATATCCGAGCCTCTAATTTCCGGCGACGAGACGCTGGCAGACCGTCTGAAAAGTCTGCCGCCCCTTTACAGATTATGATTAGCGAGACAATAAACACACAGGAAGAATTCGTTTGGACGGCAAACCTCAAAGCCGCCACTGCCCTTGCCACGCTTGGCTTTGGGCTTAAATACCCAAACCCCGTCACGCGCACGATTCGTTCCGACAAGAAGGAATCCACGGTGTTCTGGTTTAATAGCACCAATGACAAAGGCGATCACGCTGAAGATATTTTGCTCTGGATGACGAAGGGTGGCGAAGACTTGGAGAAACGCGATCCCGAACATCTCGTGAATTACCTGCGAGCCTACGCCGCCAACCGCGACGCGCTAGTGGACATCATTCGCGGCACGCCGCGCCACATTGTTATTGAGCGCAACGGCAAACGCATCGCCGTTCGCGAAGACGCCACGGAAGCAGATAAAAAAGAACTAGCTAAATTTTTGTGAATATTGATCAGGCGATTGCGGCGCGACAAGGCGCAATAGAGCGACTGCAGGAAAGAGCGAATGAATTGCAGGATCAATACGATAGCGTTTTAGCGCAAATTCCATGCGACAGGCAAGACAGGGCGGCACAAAAAATGTCGGGGATTTCAGCGCAAATCTCAAAGGCGACAAGCGCGATTTCTAGGCTGAAGGAACAGATACGAATTTTAACTTGTATAAAAAATAATCAATCTCGCGAGAAGGCTAAAAGTTGCATTGAAGGCGAAAAAGAAGAAGGCAAGGGCGGGAAGGCGGCCAGCGGCAAGGGAGGCAAATCAGGGAAAGGTGGCTCACAAGGCCAAAATGCAAGCGAGCGAACAAAAACTAAAGGCCGACTTTCAGAGCTTGAGAGATGTATGGGCGAAAGTGGGACGAGGGGAAATAGAGGCGCCGGAAAATAAAATTTATGAAAAGAAAAAACCAACAAAACATTGAACTCGTGAAGGACGATGAAATCCTTCGCGAAGAAGGCATGGCCGACGGGCCAATTAAAATTGACGGGGCCGAGCTTCGCCCGATTACCGCGCTATCTGTGAGTTGGATGCAGCGCAATCAAGTTTTTTCAGACGAAAAAGATTTGATTTGGAAAACTTGCGCGTTCGCATTTTTGCACTCTGTGCCAATGGTTGAAATTCGCGCCGTGGTCAATGATAAGTCGCTTTTTCTTGATGCGGTGGACGAGTGGATTGAGGAAAATGTTTCTCATCATTTACAAACCGGAAAAATCGCGAACGCGATGAATGCGGCCTTCCAACGCTACTCGGCCAGCGCTAGCGAGCTATTGAACTCGAAAGGTTCCGCAGCGGGAAACTAAACAGCCCCGGCTGGTTGGCTGGCTATGTTTACCGAATCGCCAAAGTCACTGGCTGGGGCTGGCGCGAGATCACCGAAGAGCTTCCGTTCTCGGCTGGCCTTCAACTCATCTTCTGCGA